CTTTAGGAACTTTAACAGAAATACCTGGACAAATAGTTGGTTTAACAGGTCAATCTGCAACTACAACACTTGGATCATTAACTATTGATGCAAGTTTAACTCTTTCATTAACTGGTCAGCAATTAGTTTCTTCTTTTGGAAATGTTTCTCTTGATGAGCATTCAGTTGGATTAGTAGGTTTATCAGCTACATCATCAGTAGGCACTTTAAATCCTGGAGATGTTATAGGTATAACTGGTCAATCAGCAAGCACGGCCATAGGCACGTTAACAACGACTTCTGATCCTCTAATGACGTTAACAGCACAATCTGCTACTACTGCCTTAGGCACTGTAACCGCTTCTCCTGTAACTTTAACTACTTTAACCGGACGAGCAGCTACAACAGCTCAAGGAACGGTTACTACTGTCCAACAAACAAATGCGAGTTTAGTGGGTCTAGGACAGTCTTTAACAGCTACAGTAAATGGACCAGGTTTAATCTTAAAATATTATGGTAGAAAAACACCAAAAGTTACAGGTGGTTATACTAATAAAACACCTAAAGTCACTACTGGATATACTAATAAAACACCTGCATAATTATGTTTGACTTAAAAGTAAATAAACAATATAAACAACAAAACTAGGAGATTTTAACAATGGCATCAACTTATACACCTCTTGGCGTAGAATTAATGGCTACTGGCGAAAACGCCGGTACTTGGGGAACAAAGACTAACACCAATTTAAATATTATAGAACAGATTTCTGGCGGCTTTGCTTCTGTTGCGGTTGCTGGAACAGGAAATACAAACCTTACAATTACAGATGGAGGAACTGGTGCAACGGGTGCTGCAAGAGTCCTTGAATTAACTGGAACTATCACAGGAAACATTACTGTATCTATTCCATTAGACGTAGAAAATTTTTACATTATTAAAAATAGTACAAGTGGTGGTTACACAGTAGAGTTTCAATATGTGTCTGGTTCAGGTACAAGTTTTACTTGGACAACTACACAAAAAGACTGGAGAATTTTATGTGCAAAAGCAGATGATGGAACAAATCCAAACATTGTAGAAGTTTCATTAACAACAAGTCCTGCAGGTTCAAACACAGAAGTTCAATATAATAACTCAGGTTCATTTGGTGGGGATTCCAACCTTACTTGGGTAGCGGCTGATGGATTAAACATTGGATCACAAAAAGAATTAAGATTACAAGATACAACTGGTGGACAGTACATAGGTCAAAAAGCATCGGGTACTACAACATCATACACTTTAACATGGCCTGCCGGAGCCGCAGCAGCTAATGATTATGTTTTAAAATCTTCAACAGCTGGAGTTTTATCTTGGGGTGAAGTAACCGGTGGTGCTTCATGGCAAGCAGTTATTACAACAGGTACTACAGTAGCAACAGCGGGTAATGGATATTTTTGTAATACGAGTGGTGGAGTAATAACTTTAACTTTACCAGCATCCCCTTCTATTGGAGACTTTGTTTCTTTCATAGATTATGCAGGGACTTTTGATACAAGTAATTTAACAATTGGCAGAAATGGCAAAAAAATACAGGGGGCAACAGCAGATTTGACTGTGTCTACAGAAAGAGCAGCTAATACGTTAGTATTTGTAGATGACACTCAAGGTTGGTTGTTGCAGAATAAATAATGGCTGACTATAGAGGAATTCAAGGCGTGGCTGTTCAGTCGCGTACTTCAAGTACCGGACTTCTTGAAGGAGAAATTTGGTATGATAGTAGCGCGGGTAAATTTAAACTACAAGGTCTTTCAGTAGCCGCATGGGCAACTTCTGGTGCTTTACCACAAGCTGGAGACACAAGAGTTGGCCTAGGAATACAAACAGCAGCACTGTGTATAGGTAGACAAAATCAAGGGTATCAAACTTTTAACAATAGCGATATTTATAATGGAGCGACATGGACGGCCATTCCCGCTCTTAACACAAATCGAACAAATGGTTTTTCTTCAAGAGAAGGAAGCACAACTGCAGGAGTATATGCAGGGGGTTTTTATCATACCCCTTCTTCACCTACGATGGGTAACACTGAAGAATATAATGGTACATCATGGACAGCAACTAACAATTTAAATCAAGCTAGATATGGTACTGGCGGATGGGGAACTGAGTCAACAATGCATGCTGCAGGTGGTTACAGTTGGACAGCAGGTACTACTTATACAAACACAGAATCTTATGATGGTTCATGTTGGACAGCAGTTAATTCTTTAAACAACGCAAGAAGCAGTGGTTTTGCATGTGGCACTTCTACAGCAGGAGCTTATTTTTCATATAGTGCAACCGCAGGTTTTCAAGAAAGTTGGAATGGAACTTCTTGGTCGACTATACCTGCTACTTATAATAATGCAGCATCTGGTAGAACCGGAGCGGGGACAACCTCTTCAGCATGGACTGGTGGTTCAGGCACAGCACCAAAAACACAATGTGAACAATGGGATGGAACTTCGTGGGCAGTTTCTCCTGCTTCAATGAATACAGCAGGAAACAGAACTAACTCAGGTTGTGGAACTTCAAGCTTAGGATTAGTTTTTGGAGGAAACCCAGATTTAAGTGCTACGGAAGAATTTACAGCTGGAGGCTCTTTGGAGTCAAAAACAATTACAACATCTTAAGGAGGAAACTATGGCAAACTATCAATACTGTACAGCAACAAATTGGGGAAAAGGTTTTATTACCCCTGATGATTCAAGAAATGTTGGATGCAGAGGATACCCTGGGGACGTGTGGAGAGTACCTGTTAACAGTCAAGATGCTAACAGATGGATCGCTGGAGTAGCTGGAGTTAGAAAATCTTTAGCTGAAGCACAAGCGATTGTTGATGCAGAAATTACTCAATCCCAAGCTGATTGGGATGCGTTACCTGCAGATCGAAAAGCACCGACTATGGGATTTGAAGCTAATACAAGACCAGAAGACATAACTTTGGAGGAGTAATAAGTGGCAACTTATTTTGATATACACGGACAAAAAGTAGAAAAACTTACATCTGATCCTAGTAATTTAACAGTGGGACAGGTGTGGTATAACTCTACGGCTGCAGAGGCTAAAGTTAGAACGGGTTTGAGCAATGGAGTTTTTTCAAGTGCTCCAAGTTTAAATACAGGTCACAATGCATCAGGAGCTGCCGGTATTACTTCTGCGGCTTTAGCTTTTGGAAGTACAACTGCACCAAACGAGCAATCTGAATCTTATGATGGTTCGTCTTGGACAAATACTAATGCTATGACAAATAATGGTGATTACACTAATGGTTTTGGAACTCAAACTGCAGCAGTTGCTGCTGGAGATGGAGGACCTACACCTGCTAAAAATTCTTCAGCATTTGATGGTACATGTTGGACAGCTGGTAATCCTACTAACCAATACGGTTATGCCGGTGTTGCACTAGGAGTTGAGCCTGCTGGAATGCTTGCTTCAAGATATGATGGATCTGGACCAGGTGTTGCAAATTACGTAGAATTATTTGATGGAACTACATGGAGTAACAGTCCTAATGATTTAAATACAGCAAGATATAATGCACAAGGATGCGGCACACAAACATCAGCTATTGTTATGGGAGGAGCCCCTGGTACCCCAGTAGGTGTCGCTACAGAAGAATATAATGGTGGTGCGTGGACTACGGTAAATAGTTTAAACGCAGCTATGGATTCTGGAAATGCTTCAGGACAACAAGCATCAGCTGTATGTTTTGATGACGCTATTTGCGAAATATGGGATGGAACTTGTTGGAGTAACAATCCTACCGGTATGAGCACACCAAGATCAAGTATGGGTAATACAGTAGGCGCAGGTCCTGCAGGATCTGCTTCGACTTCTTTAGCTGTTGGAGGCGGATCTGCTCCACATCAAACTGTTGAAGAGTATTCAGGTCCAGGATCAATAGCAACACAGACAATAACAGTAAGTTAAAAAATTATGGCAACTTATATAGATATACACGGAAACAATATACCAATTAGATCTGCGGATCCTAGTAACCCAATTTATGGGGACATGTGGTACAACACAACAACAAAAGCATTAAAAGGATATCTTTATGCATCGTCAGCGTTTAGTACGCAAAACGTAATGCCAACTGCCCATGCAAGTCCAGCTGGTGCAGGTACATTAACAGCAGGACTAGCTTGGTCTGGAGATAATCCAAGCGGAAGATCAAATATTACTGCTGAATATGATGGAACTAATTGGACTACATCAGGAAATTATCCAGTGTCCTTTACACAGGTGGCTGGAGGGGGTTCTCAAACCTCAGCACTTGGTGTAGGTGGTGGTCCACCTTGGACTTCAAATCTTGTAAATTCATATAATGGTGCATCTTGGTCTGGTGAAACTGTTTATCCTACTAACATTAGAGGAGCAGATGCCGGAGGACCAAGTGAAACGACTTCTTATGCAGGAGGTGGCGAAAATTTTAACACAGCCACAAACGCATTTAATCTTTATAATGGAAGCTCTTGGACTGCAGGTGCAGCTAATCCAAGTGCTAATTTTAATAAATTTGCGGGAACACAAACTGCAACTCTTGCAGTTGAAAATGGACCAGGCGCAACACAAACATTTAATGGAACGTCATGGACATCAGGAAACGCAGCAGGAAATACGTCGTCTGGTAATATGTATGGAAGTGCAACAGTGGCGGTAAATGGTTGTACAAGTCAACCAAGTGGAACTCTTGCAGCTCAAGAATGGGATGGAACATGTTGGTCTGCTGGCGCAAATCCTAGTAATCCAGATTTTAGAAGTAGAGGCACACAGCAAACTGGAACAACAGGTTGGTTTTTTGGAGCTTATCCTGCTTCACCTCCCCCTACATCATCAAATGTAGTTGAGGAATATTCAATGGCAGCGGCGGCAACTGTTACTGTTACATCATCTTAATACTTGACTTATAACCAGCTATGGTTATATTAAGATTATCAATGAAAGGGATACAAAATGACTGAAAAAAGAAACATACATGCATTAATAGAAAAAGAAGCTCCTAATTTACATAACATATTAGATCCTAAAGATGTTTTGGCATTTAAAGAAATGACCGAAGAGCTTAGAGACACTTGGACTAAAAAACAAATATTTAGAACTGAAACTGAAATGAGGTTTTCGGTTTTAAATGATTATAAATACCCAACTAAAGCTGCTAAATACTGGCAATGTGTTAGAGAGCAAAACGTTTATTTAGAAAATTTAATGTCATTATCTTTTGAGTATAGAAGAAACGAAGCTAAAATTAAACGGTTAGAAAAGAAACTAGAGATGATAACAAACCAAGATGATGACTATAAAAAAGAACTTTATCAAATAGATCTTGATGAAAAAATGTTTGCTAAAGCTAGTATGGAACTTACAGCTAGAGACAGGATGAGAGAAATTAAATTATGGTCACAACTTAAAAAAGAAAATGATGACGGTTCTTTTGATAAAAAAAATGTTAATGGACATCAAGTAGATTCTTATCTTCAAATAATGAAAAATAGAAAAGCGACCCTAACACCTGGTTCAAGTCAACCAGAAGTATTTAATGTGATGGGCCAATTAGAATCAATTGAAAAACTTAAAAAAGAAAGAGGTCAACTTGAAAGTAAAAAGAGAGAAGCTATTTCTACGGAACATAAACCTGGAGAGAAATCCGGGACCCCAGAAACAAGGTGATTTATATAAAAGAATAAGAGATCATATAAAGAAAACCGGTTATATTATTAATCCATTATTAGTGGTTGAAGAAGGAGATAAATATAAAGTGGTTTACGGCAACAATAGATATTTATCTGGTATAGAGCTAGGCTTTAAAGAATTTCCAATTCAAGTACTACCCAATGAGGAAATTCCCACCATACGAGAAGCAGCTAAAAGTTATAAGGAAATTAATTTAAATGATACGTAAACAAATTATTGAAAAAATATATACAGAAGTCTTTCTTTATTACCTTACACTTAAAGAAATAAACACGAATTATTTTATAAATGAAATAGAAAAAGGAATTAAAATTAATTCTAATAAAAACAATAGAACCTACGTTCAAGGTGAAATGACAGATTGGAATTATTTTAATGGGGATAAAGAGCTACATAAAATTTTAAATGAAAGTTTTAAATATTTAAGAGAAGGAGGCCTAGTGGGAGAATGTAGGCTGACTGATGCATGGGGTATTAAAATGAGTAAAGGAAATGAAACCTTAGAACATTCCCATGGCAATTCTAATTTATCTGCTATTATGTATTTAAATAACTGTTCGGTCCCCATTATATTTAAAGAAATAGATTATACCCACACTCCTTTAAAAGGAGATTTATTATTTTTTAATTCTATGTTATTACATAAGGTCCCCAAGATTGAAGAAGACATAACTAAATATGCTTTGTCCTTTAATTTTATGTCGACAGTAGATTTTAAAAAGGAGAAGAATGGAATTTAACGTAGTATTTTTAGGTCAATCAGTTTTAAGATATAAAATCCCGCGCGACATACTCTTGCAACTTAAAAATATATATAAGGATAAGTTTAACGAACTTCCCGCAGCTAATCCTCAATTAGTAGGTAAAATTAAAAATGAAAAATCTTTATTCTATGACGGGCCAGACGTTCCAGAAAAAAAAATATATCCTCATAATTTTTTACCTCAACAAGTTATTGATTTTTATTATAGAGCATTTAAACATTATTTAGACTGGAATAGAATAAAAGGTTATACATGTACATTATCTTCGGTATGGGTTAATCGAATGAAAGAACATGAGTATAATCCTATTCATGTTCATCAAGGAACTTTATATACAGGACTATCTTCCGTACTTGTACTAGACACACCTGAACATTATGGTGTGGAATATTCATCTTCGGACCAACCTTTAAATGGTCAATTAATGATACTGGGTTCTTCGTCCGGACAATTTGCTAATGTAGATTATCAACCCTATAAATTAACTGCAGGAGATCTATTTATATTTCCTTATGATATGCGACATTGTGTGTATCCTTTTAATGGACCAGGGGAAAGAGTAACCGTTGCTGGTAACATGGATGTTTTATTTGACCCTATTATGAACCGAGGAGTAACTTAATGTATGAAAATAAAATAATAACAGAACCTAAATGGAAAAGTTATGTCATTGAAACAATAGGTCCATTATTTACACCAGATCAATGTAGACAGATTATAGAATGTGGGAGAAGACAACCACCTCAAACAGCTCAAGTGGGATTGAATCGTCCTGGCGGAGGTGTCGATAATAACAAAAGAGTGACTACTATTAGCTGGATACCATTTCAAGAAATGGCGCCTATGTACGACCATTTAGATACTTTTATTCAAAGAGCAAATAACAATCATTTTGGTTTTGATAATATTAAAATTACAGAACAAGCACAGTTTACAGAATATCCGGTAGGAGGGTTTTATGATTGGCATACAGATTCGGATGTTGTTTTTCAAAACGAACCTCCTGTAAGAAAAATTTCGATGACTATTTTATTAAATCATCCCTCAGAATTTGAAGGAGGAGACTTAGAGGTCGGATCAAAAAGCCGTCCTAAGCCTCTGGAACAAGGAAAAGGAATTGCTTTTGCTTCTTTTATTAATCATAGAGTTAAGCCGGTCACTCGAGGAGTGAGACAATCTTTAGTGGTGTGGTTTGGAGGAACACCTTTTAGATGATCGAACATCAATTGGATTCTACTACTTTTATAAAAGGTTTTTATATTCCTGAAAATGTTTGTGACCAAGTAATAAAATTTTTTAACGATCATCCCGAACAAAAATACCCAGGTCAAGTAGGACAAAATTCTAAGGTAAAAGAAGAAGTAAAAAAAGGAACAGAAATGTTTTGTCCTGTCCCTGTAATAAATTTTCATATTCCTAGTTATTTAAAATATTTACATCAATGTTGTAATAATTATCTTGAAACCTTTACAGATGCAAAAAACGTACACCCTTTTAATATTGAACATAATATTAAAATACAACACTACCAACCCGGTGAAGGTTATTATACATGGCACTGGGAAAATACAGGTCATAAGGAAACTATTAAAAGACATTTAGTTTTTATGACTTATTTAAATAATGTTAAAGATGGAGGCACTGAATTTAAATATCAAAATATAACTACTCCTGCAAAGAAAGGTTTAACTTTAATATGGCCTGGTAGTTGGACCCACACTCACCGAGGTCAGATTAGTCAGACTGAATCTAAAACAATTATTACAGGATGGTTTAGTTATGTTGTTTAGAAGATATTTTTTTCCAACTCCAATTTATGTTATTGATATTCCAGAGGCACCTTCACTCAATGTTCAATTAGAAAAAGATATTATGGAGTGGTCTCAAAAAGATAAAGGAGTTCAAAAAACTAATATTAAAGGATGGCATTCTACAACAAATATGCATCAAAACCCAGAATACAAACCTATAGTTGACCAATTATTTTTAGCTATTCACCAAATTTGGGAAGCAGAATTATTAGATAGAAAACCTAAGCTAGGTAATATGTGGGCCAATATTAATTATCCAAATGCTTATAATAAATCTCACGTCCATCCCAATAGTTTATTTAGTGGGGTGTACTATGTAAAGAGTCTACCTAATTCAGGAAAATTAATTCTTAGAGATCCCCGACCAGGTCCTCAAAGTATATTACCTGTAAGAAAAGATATGGAAAAACCTCCAGCTTTATGGAGCGAAGTAGATATGGAGCCTAAAGAAGGAAGAATTATAATTTTTCCTTCATGGTTATGGCATGAGGTAGAACCCAATAAATCTAATGAAACCAGAATTTCTATAAGTTTTAATTTTATACAAGAAGGTTTTCAATGACCGGTTTAATATATAAAGAAGTACCCACTAAAGATATTACTCATCTTACAAGACCCGAGTTTATTAATGGCGAAGAAAAAGTTTTTAATCAAACTCTTAAAACTTCTCTTCAAACTTATGGTATGCGAGATCCTGTCTTTATCCGTCAATTAAAAGAGGGAACTTTAAAAATTACTGTTGGTAATAATAGAATGGTAATGGCTAAAGAATTAGGTTTTGAAAAAGTCCCCTGTGTTATTAAGTTATATGATCCCAACAATAACAATTTAAATGGAAGACCCCTTACCAATGAAGAAGAAATTAAAAACTTATTTTATAGTAAAGAAGGACTAGAAATTAAAAAAGAAGATGGTATTATATATGAAGTAATGCCTAAGAATCCCCAGAAAAATGGAAAAATTTAATAAATATAAAGTAATTAAAAAAGCAGTTAACTATGACTTAGCTAACTTTATTTTTAATTATTTCTTATTAAAAAGAGATGCGGTTAAATTTATGTACGATAATAATTTAACCTATGACACTGGTATGCTGGGTACATGGACAGATAAACAAGTGCCTAATACCTATTCACATTATGCTGATCATGTAATGGAAACTCTGTTGATGAAGGTACTTCCCAAAATGAAAGAAGAAACAGGGTTAGATTTAATACCTACTTATTCATATGCTAGATTATATAAAAAAGGAGATATTCTAAAACGACATAAAGATAGACCTAGTTGTGAAATATCCACCACGTTAAACCTTGGTGGAGATCCATGGCCTATATTTATAGATGGTACTGGGATGGATACCGTCCTAGATGAAGATAAACAAATTCATAAACCTGATGCCCCAGAAGGCACTAAAGTCTTACTTGAAGTAGGAGATATGCTAGTATATAGTGGATGCGATCTCGAACATTGGCGAGAGCCTTTTGACGGGAACATTTGCGGTCAAGTATTTCTACATTATAATCATGTAAATGGCCCATTTGCTGAAAAGAACAAGTTTGACGGAAGACCTATACTAGGTCTACCAGCAATTGTTAAATAGTATTATAATGAGGTTATATGTTACAAAAGATTGGTTTTTTACCTGGATTCAATAAGCAAGTTACACCGACAGGAGCTGAAGCTCAATGGCAAAGTGGTGAAAATGTTAGATTTAGATATGGTACTCCTGAAAAAATAGGAGGCTGGAAACAGTTAGGTGAAAACAAACTTACTGGAGTAGCTAGAAAAACTCATCACATAGTTACTAAAGCTTCTATTAAATATTCCATTATAGGAACCAACAGAATTTTATATGCTTATACAGGTGGTGTCTATTATGACATTACACCTTTAGTTAATCCTTCAGGAACAGCTATTACGAATGCATTTACTACAGTTAATAATTCTTATGAAGTTACCATTACAGCTACAGCACATGGCTTTGTAGCCGGTGACATATGTTTATTTGGAGATACAGCTACCTTCAGTGCAATAACTAATTCTAATTATGGGGCTACAGATTTTTGTGATAAAAAATTTATGGTTACATCCGTAGTAGATGCAGATAATTTTACTATTACATTACCTGATAAAGAAACAGGAAGCGGTGCAACCACTTCTGGAGGAATAACTTATTATAGATACTATCACATAGGACCTGCTGAACAAATAGGAGCTTATGGTTATGGTATATCATTATGGGGTGGTAATGTTTTAGCTTCAAGTCAAACAACATTAAATGGATCACTAAGCGCTGACTGTGCTGGAACAGGAGGAAGTGGAACAAGTATTACACTAGCTAGCACTGCAGGTTTTCCAACTTCAGGAACTAATTATGCTTACATTGGAAACACAATTGGAACGGTTGCTACCAGCGAATTAATTTCTTACACAGGAGTTTCTGGTAATGATCTTACAGGAGTTACTAGAGGGGTTCTTGGAACTGGAACAGGAACCGGAGGAGCAGGATGTCCCGGAGACACAGGAAAAGCTTTTAGTACCGGAACAAAAGTTTATGATGCTTCAGGACCAGCTTGGGCTGGATGGGGATCAGCTTCATCTAACACAGATAAAACCACTGACCCCGGACTATGGTCGATTGATAATTTAGGAGATAATGTTATTGCTTTAATTCATAACAGTGCTGTATTTGAATGGGATTCAAACGCTTCAAATGCAACGGCTACAAGAGCAACTATTATTAGTGGAGCGCCCACAGCTTCAAGAGACATGTTAGTATCAACACCTGACCGTCACTTAGTTTTATTTGGAACAGAAACAGAGATAGGTAATATAGCTACTCAAGATGAAATGTTTATAAGATTTTCGAATCAAGAAGATATAAATACATGGACACCAACAGCAACCAATAGTGCTGGTACACAAAGACTGGCCGCCGGATCACGGATCATGGGAGCTAAGCTTGGTAGAAATGCAATTTACGTATGGACGGATACCTCATTATTTACTATGCGTTTTGTAGGAACTCCATTTACTTTCGCCTACGAACAAGTAGGAACAAACTGTGGATTAATAGGAATGAACGCCGCTGTAGAGGTAGATGGAGCAGCTTACTGGATGTCTGAAAACGGTTTCTTTAGATTTACTGGTAAACTAGAATCTATGGACTGTTTAGTTGAAGACTATGTTTATGATAATCTTAATAAAACTTCTAACCAATTAATATATTGTGGTCTTAATAACTTGTTTGGAGAAATCATATGGTTCTATCCAACTGAAAACTCTAATGTTGTAGATAGATCAGTTTATTATAGTTACTTAGATTCAACACCTGAAAGACCTATATGGTTTACAAATGCCAGTACTATTTTTAGAAGAACTACTTGGGTTGATTCTGCTGTATTTGGGTTACCTCATGCTACTGCATATGATGCAGGAGACGATGCATCTTTTGATGTTGAAGGAAATACGGATGGAAGTACAGTTTATTATGAACATGAAACAGGTGTAAACTATTTATTAAGTGGAACTGAATATGCTGTACCTGCTAATATTCTTTCAGGAGATTTTGATATAACTCAAGACCAACAAAGAGGTATTACTTTTAGAGGGGATGGAGAATTTATTATGAGAATTAGTAGATTTTTACCTGACTTTATATCTCAATCAGGGAACACCATTGTTCAATTAGACCTTAGAAATTTTCCCAATCAATCAGCTGTAAGCTCGACATTAGGGCCATTTACTGTTACAAGCAGCACTAACTATAAATCTTGCAGAGCAAGAGCAAGATCTGTGGCTGTTAAAATATCAAATACGGCTGTAGATTCGAACTGGAAACTAGGTACATTTAGATTAGATGTACACGCAGGAGGAAGGAGATAATGCCATTTAAATCAGAAAAGCAAAGACGTTATATGCATGCTAACTTACCCGAGATAGCAAAGAGATGGGAAAGAGATTATGCAAGTGGTGGTATTGCTAGAGTAGGTTTTGCTAATGGATTGATGCCGGATCCTTTTTATAATCAAGGAGAATTCCAAACGTTTCAACAACCCAAAAATTTTAATTTAAATAATTATCCATATAGCGGTCCTGTTCAATCCGGTTATGTAAATACAGGGAATATATTAGGGTATGGAGATAATTTAAGTTTTGAAAAAGATTTTAGAGGTAATAAACTGTCAAATACCGGTGCGCAGATGAGGTATCAAACTCCAAGAACTATTGCTGATCAAGTATACGCAGCTAGTGATCCCTATGGAAATATACAAATGGATTTAGAAAAAGAAAATTTTTATGAATCTCCACAAGGACTTGCATTCTTAAAAAATAAAATGGGTAATATGTTTAGTAATGCAAAAGATTTTACTGGTAATATATTAACACAAAGTAAAGATTCTTCACAAAATTTTTTAAAAAAAATACTAGATAGTACTCTTTTTGGAAGAATTGCTGGTGGATTTGATGCAACCAACCCTAAAGCATTTAATTATAATCCAGCTCTTCAAGGTCAAATAGATTGGATGAAAAGCCTAGGAAACTATGGAATAATGGATCAAAGCGGTTTGAATAAAATTACAGGCGGGGTTTTAGCTGGTAAAAATTTACAATCTATGTTTGGATCAAATGACTTAGGTGCTATGTATGAGAAAAGTATAGCTCAATCACTTAAAACTATTGAAAATCTACCTGAGCAATGGAGTAACTTAGCAAAAACAAATCCTACGGCGTTTGCAAAAAAAATGGCTATTCACAAAGCTCGTCTAAAAAAGAAACAAGATGAGCAAAAAAAATATTTTGATACTCTTAAAAAGAAAACCACATCAGGTGGTGGTAAGAAAAACTACATAACAAAAACAGATCAAAGTGGTAAGGGTGATGGTGGTGGCAAAACTTATAGTGGAGGAGCTAAAGCAGGAACAACAGGATCATGGACTCCTGGAGGTACCTATAGTGGAGGTTATCAACAATCAAGAGGTAGTCATCACTACTCTCAAGGAGGGCTAGCAAGTCTATGGCCAAGATAGTACAAACATTAACCCGAGCAAGCAAAGAATATAGAGAAGATGTAGCTCAATCTTTAGTTAGAGATTTAGACGGTGTATTAGAAAAATTAAACACAACATTTCAAGAAGAATTAAAACAGGAGATAGAAGCTAAAGCTTTCTTTATGGAATAATGGCTGTTGTTAATCAATATAAATTTGCAGGAATAGATAATGATACCACTAATGGAGAATTAAATCCATTTGGTTCTGGTAATCCTTTAGTAAGTGAAACATATCTTATTAAATCTATTTTAGTAACTTCTGCTGGCACTCCTAATCCTATTGTTACAAATAACGCTATTACGACTATTAAATCCGCCACCTTAACAGCTAATGTAACTAAAGAATTATTAACCCAACCATTAATAGTAGAGGGTGGAACAACCCTTACAATCAAAGCTGGCAGTGCAGATTCTTTTGATTTTGCTGTGAGCTATTTAAACATTAAAAAAGAGGTAACAACATAATGCAAGAAATAAAACCAGATAAAATAATAACTACTATTTCTAACCTTAAAACAGGAGAAATATACAAGACTGAAGAGGAATGGAAAGCTAAGGGAATTGATGAAAAGGACATTCGAAGAGACGTCAAAGTCATCATGCCAGCACTTGATTTGTTTGGAAAAACAAGCTAAAGTGTAAGCTCAGGAATTTTCACCTGCTCTTAACTTAAATGAAGCAAAATTATGGCACTATTTGAAGAACAAATTACAGATACATTAGAGACAGGGGCTCCTTCTATTAAATATGAAGGAGATGAAGGACCTCAAGATCCTAGACAAGAGCAGATGTTAGCTCAATTAAAAGAAGAATACATGCAATATGTATTTGAAATGAAAGAGTTACAGGAACCTGTTATGTCTTTTGAAGAGTGGTATCAATCAGTTTATAAAGCTAGTCAGATGGGTGTTCAAGCTCCTCAAGAAGATATAACAGCTGAAGAAGTTATGATGAGAGAACCAGCAGCTTATGGTGGTATCATGGATACTGAATCAGGAAGAAGAGCTTATGGTTTAGGAAGTTTCTTTAAAAAAATTACAAAGCCAATTAAAAAAATTGGAAGTAAACTTGTAGGTGGTGCAAAAAAATTAATTAAAAGTCCTTTAGGTAAAGCAGCATTATTATATGCAGGTACCATGGGAATACCTGGAACGCAGTTTAAAGGATTAAGTGGATTAATGAAAGGAAAAGCTCTTCCTTTTGATTGGGCTGGTAAAGCTGCAAGAGAACAAAGTGGCTCAGGTCTTATGTCTCTTGCTAAAAAAGCTTTTAGCAATCCAAAAACTTTAGCTAAGATTGGTATCGGTGCAGCAAGTGCCTTACCATTATTAGGTATTGGAACTGAAGCTAAACAAGATCAAATAGAAAATTTTAGTCAATCAGGTGATTGGGATGAAAATTTTAAATCAGCAGGAGGTTTCCCTGGAATGAGAAGAGCTATTGCGAGAGCAAAAGACCAAGCCGAACTAGAAAGTTTAGCTGATCAGTTTGGTTTTACACCAGGACTTTTTCCTCAAGTAGCAGCAGACGGTGGAAGAATTGGATATGCTGGTGGAGAAATCGTTGAAAAAATAAAAGAAGGAATTATGGAAGGTGGCAGACGTGGAATGGGAGCACCTTTTATAGATGAAGCTATCTGGATAGAAAAGATTAAAGATTTTATAAGAAAAAAAAGAGGTGATCCAAGAGAAGAGATGACAGAAGAAGAAATAATTGAACAGTCACCTATGAGACCTATGCCTGAGATGCCTAGAAGACAACCATACGCTTTAGGATCTAAAGCAGACTTTGCAATAGAAGATGTCTTGACTGGTGGAGTAGAAGATGAGATCGGTGGGATTACAGGTATCATGAGACAAGCTGATCTTCAACGTAAAGGAAACGTTGGTCAGTTCTATGCGGCTGATGGTGGAATGCCAATGATGATGGCAGGTGGTATTGAAATGGATGCTAATAATGAAATTATGGAAAGAATTATAGATGATCTAATGGAAGCAGATCCAAGTTTGTCTATGGAAAAAGCTATAGAAGAAGCAAGAAAAATATTTGATCAAATGGCTAGTGGACCAATGGCTAGACCAAGAACAATGGCTCGAGAAGGAGGGATCATGGACCTTGGTGGTATGGAAAAAGATTATAGAGAAACTGGTGGCTTTGTAGATTTAGGAGCAGAAGAAAAAGCAGATGATGTACCAGCAAGATTAAGTGTAAATGAATTTGTAATGACAGCTGATGCTGTTAGAGGCGCAGGTGATGGAGATATTGATCTAGGCGCTGAACGTATGGAAGATGTAATGAAACAATTAGAACAAAAAGGTAAAAGAAATCAAGGAGCGGAAGATATGTTTGAAGTTTCGGAAAGATTAAGCGAGGTAGTATAATGGGTGATATAGCATTAAGAGGAAATAAACTTACACGTAAACGTTTGAGTAGAGGCGGACCGGTAGGAAATTTACCATGGGTACGAGGAACATCTCGTCCAGGAGTTAAAAAAGCTCCAAGAGGAGCTGAACATAAAGAAGCTATTAAACAAGAAAAACATTCAAAGTACAAAATAGATACTAGCGCAAAAGAAAAATTAGCAGCAAAAAACAAAAAATTAGAGGCTAAAAAAGCAGAGAACAAAGAAGCAATGGACGAGGTAAGAGCACTAGGTAAAAAATTAAAAACAAGTGCTAAAATTGGAGGCGCTGCTATAGGAACTACAGTTGTAGCTGGTAAAGTTAAAGAGAAATTAAAAAAGAAGGAGGAAGAATAATGGCTGTATCACAAACACAAATGTTACCGGCACCGTTTCTA